TGCTATATTCTTTGTTTTATTGCCTTTCTTTCGCTTTTCTGGTGATGCTGGTCTCAGAACGGTATCAGCTGATATTTCCAGAGACGAACAAATACACGTGGCCGCTAATAGCCTTGTATGTCACGAGTTGGGCTTTTCTCCTAGTCAATCTTTGGATAAACTTAGGAAGGCCACCATTAACTGGGTACTCGAACCCCTAGGTATAAATACTTACGATAAATATTTGGACAAAAAATTCTGGCTAGATACAAGCGATCGCTTAATGTATGAAGGCAAGGCTCCAGAACTTTCTGCTACCAAAGCATCCAGAATGCCAGCCTTTTTTGAACACAACAATGTCAACCTCCCACAATATGCTTGAGGCCATCGCTGGTCCCAACATAAAATACATCCTCGAAGAATTAGAGGAGAACTTTCCACCAACCACACCAAACCCAGAGGATTCAATGCAAAAAATTATGTACAGATCTGGACAACGCTCTGTGGTTGAGTGGATTGTCCATAGAATGGAAGAGGTGAGAAGCGATGCCTTATGATAAATATAATAGATGGATACCACCTGATGATGGCTACGATGCAGAGACTGGTTACAATTGGCTAGACCATAAAAGTACAAGTGATCTTTTAGATAGCATAGACGGTGGTGAATGGGAGAAGATAGGTATCGGTAGTTTACAAGAGCTTGCTGATCTATACGACACACCTGAATGGGAAGCCTTGGATGATAGAAAACGTATTGATGTTATAAAAGAATATCAAAACGCATACCATGGAGACAGACAAAACTTTCCATGGGGTGAAGATGATAGAGCTAGTGAAGAGTGGGGTCTAGATATTAGACGTACCTCTGACTCTGATGGTGGCAGTGCTGCTGATTGGGAAGGTGCGTACCAGTTCTTTAATCACATGGCATCAAGTGAGATCTATCCCGCAGATTCTAAGATAGATTGGGCTAGTTATAATGATGATAATTTATATGATGCTGCAAGGAAGACGATGGTTGAACAACACTCGGAATTCTTTGGAGATAATTATATGAATAAGTACGATACTGTTAAAGAAGTTCGTACAGCTCAAGGTATTATAAACAATTGGTCTGAAGAAGAGAAGCAAGAAGCATTAGACTGGGCAGCGAAAAATGTCACTCCTAATAAAAAAGGTGATGATGATTGGATTGAATACTATCCAACTAGAAAGTTTGATGCTGGTTCTAATACTACAACATACTACAACCATTTAACTGGTCAACCAACAGGTGAATCTAAAACTTGGTTACCCCCAGCACCACCACAGTCTCTTAAGATTGTTAAGGGTGATGCACCAACACCTTCATTTAATAATGATGGTGTAAGGATTGCTAACGAAGGTGACATTACTGGTTGGTATAAACAGTACTTAAATCGTACACCTGATGCTGATGGTTTAGCTCATTGGATGGGTGAAGTAGGTAAAGGTATGTCATTTGAACAGATACAGCATAACATTATGAAGTCAGATGAGGCTAACGCTTTAGGTAACAAAGATTTTGGTAGAACATACTACAACCCACAAGAGTATGGTTCACCTGAAAGTATCACAGCTAAGATGACTGCTGCACCACCTAAAATCCAAGCACCTTCTATTACAATTAGAAACATTGGTGAACCTAAGAAACCTACTAGACATTACATGGCTTTAAATGATACAGTCTGGACAGATTCTAGTGTTGATACACGGAGTACTAGATGGGATGCGTCTAAAGGTAAGAGAGTATCAACTGGAAAACCACGTAAAGATGCTTCATTCCCAACTGAAGCACCAGTCAAAGGAGGTACATAATGGCATACAGATATAATTATGGTGCCTTGATGAGTGCCAACACTACTAACAATAACTTCAAACCTTTATCTGAAGTAGCAGGTACAGCTGACAGTAATAACATGGTCAATGCTTTACTTGAAGCTAAAGGTTTAACAGCTGGTACAGACTCAACTAATGCTGTCATGGCTGGTCTACCTGATCTTCAAGCTGATTCACAAGTTGAGCTTTTTCAAAACGTAGCTGGCTTATCTGAATCAGATACTGCTGTAGCTAGAGGCGATAAATGGGGTGGTTCCGATGACACCATGGGTAAGAGTTGGTTAGAGAAGATTGTAGCTGGTGATGTAGATACATCTAATATTTCAGTAGAAGATCTTTATCAAACAGGATTTGGTAGGGCATCAGATCAAGAGGGTTTAGACTACTGGACTGAAAGTGGTCAGAGTATACAAGACATAGCGAAATCTTTTGTCTCTAGTGAAGAAGCTACATACCGTACTGGTTACCATGAAAATTATGGTAGAGATGCAGACCAAGCTGGACTAGATTACTGGATGACCAGTGGTGGTACTGAACACCATGGAGCTAGTGATACTTCAGCTGATTTCAATAGAATACTACAACACACTGGAGATGCTAACGAACAGAAAGAAACTTCAGTTAGAAATAGACTATCAGCTGAGCTAGGTTTACACTCTAGTGATGCTCAACGTTTGGCTGACACATCACTTCACGGAGCTGATGGTGTTGCAGGTACAGCTGATGACATCTTTACTGACGCATCTGAAACTGATGTCTATCGCATGATGGCAGCAGGTGACTTAGGTGCATCCGAAGTTGCTGATAAAGTTAAGATGCAAACAGCAGCCCAATCTATGGGTGACTATGGTGGTGGCGTTGATGACGTTGGAGCTACTAACATTCATAGGATGCTTGCTAACCAAGAGATGGGTACAGTTGTTAGTGAAGCTACTGGAGATAAATGGGTATCAGATCCTACTACATTAGCTAAGACTTCAGCTGATTACTTACCAAGTGTTGAACATACATACGATGAAGATGGTAACATAACATCAACAACTGAGTCTAATGTATGGAGTCTATTGAAAGCAGGTACTCAGGATTACAATCAAGATGATGTCGATGATGTCGTTGATGATATTACAGATGATGATGATACTACAGATGATGATACTACAGATGATGATACTACAGATGACGGTATCGTAGTAACCAACGAAGACGTTGACTACACACCTGAACTTACATCAGACGTAAAAGATACAAGTTCATACGGAACTTCCAAAGCAGCATTCGATAATGCAGCTGCAGGTATAGATGCACCGTTACAAGACATGATGATCCGTAACGCACAAACTATGGATGTTGGTGGATCAGCAGAAGGAGTTAGACTAAAGAGATCTAAGAAGTTTAAGGCTGGTGAATCAGCACTAGGTACTAAACAATTAGGCAGACAATTACAACTTAAATCCCTTAATATATAATGTCAGCTAAAACTAGATATGACAGTTTATCATCCAACCGTTCACAGTTTCTAAACACAGCGGAAGAGGCAGCAAAGCTAACAATACCTTATCTAATTCGTGGAGAAGAGGATTTCTATAAGAGTGCTAAGTCATTGTCAACACCATGGCAATCGGTTGGGGCTAAAGGAGTGGTTACTCTAGCAGCTAAACTACAACTCGCACTTGTACCAGTTAACACAAGTTTCTTTAAGTTACAAGTTAACGATGGTATGCTAGGTGAAGTAGAACCTCAAGTTAAAACAGAATTAGATTTATCCTTTGCAAAGATAGAGAGAACTATCATGGATGCTATCGCAGCATCAGATGATCGTGTTATCATACACCAAGCACTCAAGCATTTGGTAGTAGCAGGTAACGCTCTCGTCTTCATGGGTAAAGAAGGGTTAAAGCTTTTCCCTCTACATCGTTATGTTTTAGAGAGAGATGGCAACGGTAACGTGATTGAAATTGTTACCAAAGAAAAAATTAGCAAAAAATTATTACCCGATTTTGAAGGCGAGCTAACCCCTCAGCCCAATGCACCGGGTCAAGATGGAGAGAAAGACAGTGAAGACGTGGATGTATATACACACGTCAGACGTGATAACAATAGATTCTTATGGCACCAAGAGGTAAACGATAAAGTTATACCTAAGTCCATGAGTAAAGCACCTATTGATACAACACCATGGTTACCTCTAAGGTTCAATACTTTAGACGGAGAACCTTATGGACGTGGTAGAGTGGAAGAGTTTATGGGTGATCTTAAGTCACTTGAAGCTCTGTCACAAGCTATCACCGAAGGTAGTGCAGCAGCTGCTAAGGTAGTGTTTGTTGTCTCACCTTCTAGTACTACTAAACCACAGACTCTTGCAGCTGCAGGTAATGGTGCTATCGTTCAAGGTAGACCAGATGACATAGGTGTAGTACAAGTAGGTAAGCAAGCTGATTTTGCTACGGCATATCAGATGATGCAAACCTTAGAGAAAAGATTATCAGAAGCATTCCTCATATTGAATGTGCGTCAATCAGAACGTACTACAGCAGAGGAAGTCAGGATGACACAGATGGAATTAGAACAGCAACTCGGAGGACTCTTCAGTGTGCTCACTACAGAATTCCTTGTACCATACCTGAATAGAAAGCTAAGTGTTTTCCAAAAGACTGGTGATATTCCTAAGTTACCTAAAGGTATTGTACAACCTACAATTGTTGCAGGTGTTAATGCATTAGGTAGAGGTCAAGATCGTGAGAGTCTTGGACAATTCCTTACAATGATCTCACAAACCATGGGACCAGAGGCTACTCAGCAGTACATAAACCCTGAGGAAGTTATTAAACGACTTGCAGTTGCACAAGGTATAGATATACTCAACCTTGTACGAGGTATGCAAGAGGTGAAACAAGAACAGGGTCAAGCAATTCAACAAGAACAACAAGTTGATCTAGCTAAGGCTCAGATGGGATCACCAATGATGGACCCAAGTAAAAACCCCGCACTATTAGGAGGACAACAAGGTGGAGAAGGTCAACCCGTCCCGCCCACGGAAGGCTAAGCGTACTAAAAAAGTAACGCCACCTCTCAGCAAAGAAGATAAAGAACTCTTTGAAGAGAAAGTTAAAGAAAACAAATACGCCCCTCGTATGAAGGTAGGCAAACCACAGATTGGACGTAGTATTAAAGTCGAAACTGTTGGTCTAGGTAATCTAAAAGTAATCACCCAAGATGGCAACCCTAACGTATGATGCAACTGAACCTCAAGAAGGAGAGTTCAGTGCAGAAGAACAAGACTCACTAAAAGTTGGTGAAGCACTAGCAGAAGAGCAGTCTAAAAAACTAGCTGGTAAATTTGAAGATGCGGAAGCTCTTGAAAAGGCTTACATTGAACTTCAATCAAAACTTGGAGAACCTAAGGAAGAGAAAGCTCCAGTTAAAGAAGAAAAAACGGAAGCTAAAGAAGAAGTTAAAGAAACAAAGGAAGAAGAAAAACCTGATTACTCCACCTTCTTAGATGATCTCTGGTCTGAATCACAAAATGAAAAGTACTCGGATGAGATACTAGATAAATTAAATGATCTCAAACCCGGTGATGTAGCACAGTTATACTTAGACTATCGTGCTAATGCTAAGGAGACTACTGCAGATCTAACAGCTGAGCAAGCTACTGATCTACAGAAATCAGTTGGTGGAGAAAAGAAATATAATGAGATGCTTAAGTGGGCATCAACTAATTTTGATGAAGCAGAGATTGATCGTTACGATAAAGTAATGGAGTCTGGTAATCCAGATGCTGCATACTTTGCAGTGCAAGCATTAGCTGCTAAGTACAATGATGGTGTAGGAGTTGATGGACAGTTGCTAACAGGTAAACCTGCTAAAGCACAAGGTGATCAATACCGTAGCCAAGCTGAAGTAGTTAGAGCTATGTCTGATCCACGTTACGATAGAGATCCAGCATACCGTCAAGATGTTTACGATAAATTAGAACGATCTAACTTACAATTCTAATCATGCCAACTGTCAATGGTAAAAAGTATCCCTACACTAAAGCAGGGAAAGCAGCAGCTAAAAAAGCTACTAAAAAATCACCCGCAAAAATGACATTCAAATCTAAAGGATATTAATTATGGCTAATGCCACAATGTATGACCCTAAAAATATATCAGGGATCACAACACTTTATGTAACCAGTGCTCAGAACGATCCTATTTATAAGCTACCTTACCCTGATGAAAAAGCGGTGTTAGCTTTTGATGGTATCACAGCTGGATCTGGTTATTCTGCTGGTACAGCTACTCTTACAGGTGGTAATGGTTCTGGTGCTAAAGCTACTTTAACTGTTGATGGTTCTGGTGCTATTACTGGAGCTACAGTACAAACAGCAGGGCTTGGTTACACAGACAACGATGTACTAACAGTATCTGGTGGCAATGGAGCTGGTAGAGTAACTGTTAATGGTGTATCAGTAGGACAGACTTCCACTGAGTTATCACCACATCAAGATACCTGTGCAGCAGGTACACTATCTACATCAAGCTGGTAAATATTCGTGGCGACCTGAACCTTCATCATCGCCATTAATCTACCTCTTAATGTAATGACAACAATCACCGAATACGGTAAGCAAAACATCTTTGCAAAAGAAACACCCCCAAGATTAATGAACGAAAAAGAATCAGACTTTATCCTAGAGCAAGCTGAAAGAACAAACGGACAACTAGCCATGCTTGGCTTTGTCGCAGCTCTAGGCGCATACATCACCACTGGGCAAATCATTCCCGGTATATTTTAAACACTTTATAAATGACTACAGCCACACTAACAAAACCATTTGACAACTGGCAGCGTTTCTGTGACTGGGTTACGAGCACAAACAACCGCCTCTACTTGGGGTGGTTTGGTGTTCTCATGATCCCTGCACTATTAACCGCTGCAACAGCATTTATCATAGCTTTCATAGCTGCACCACCAGTTGACATAGATGGTATTCGTGAGCCTGTCTCAGGATCTCTACTCTATGGAAACAACATCATCTCAGGGGCAATCGTTCCCTCATCTAACGCAATCGGTCTTCACTTCTACCCAATCTGGGAAGCTGCAACCCTCGACGAGTGGTTGTATAACGGAGGACCATATCAACTCATTGTATTCCACTTTCTCATCGGTATCTCAGCTTACTTGGGACGACAATGGGAACTTAGTTATCGGCTCGGAATGAGACCGTGGATATGTGTAGCTTATTCAGCACCTGTTGCTGCATCCTTCGCAGTCTTTCTTGTATACCCATTCGGTCAAGGGAGTTTTAGTGATGGTATGCCTCTTGGTATTTCAGGGACATTTAATTTTATGTTTGTCTTCCAAGCTGAGCACAATATATTGATGCATCCCTTCCACATGATCGGCGTAGCTGGTGTGTTTGGAGGTGCTCTGTTTGCTGCAATGCATGGAAGTCTTGTTACCTCTTCGCTTATTCGTGAAACGACTGGCTTAGAGTCACAAAACTATGGATACAAATTCGGTCAAGAGGAAGAGACGTATAACATTGTTGCGGCTCATGGGTACTTTGGGAGACTTATCTTTCAGTATGCCTCTTTTAATAATAGTCGCAGCTTACATTTTTTCCTTGCTACTTGGCCCGTCGTTTGCATATGGCTTACCGCTATGGGAGTCTCCACTATGGCTTTTAATCTCAACGGCTTTAACTTTAACCAGTCAGTCGTCGATGCAGCTGGAAGAACAGTCCCCACTTGGGCAGACGTTCTCAACCGTGCTGACTTAGGCATGGAGGTAATGCACGAACGCAACGCACATAATTTCCCGCTGGATCTAGCGGCTAAAGAGATCGCACCAATCGCATAACACCACGTCCGTTCATCCATTTTTCATGGACGCATGAAACCTAAGCATGGAACGGGGCTTAGGTACTAAGGTATTACAATGACTGTAAAACTAAAGTATCGTGGTGTGACTTACACTAAAACTATCAAAGATTAATTTAATGAAAAAACTTGCACTTGTCCTAGCAACCACTCTTGTTTCTACACCTGCAATGGCTGGTCCTTATGTAAATGTAGAGACCAACGCTAACTATACAGCTTCTAACTACGAGTCAAGATCTACTGATCTTCACTTAGGGTTTGAAGGTGACGCTGGTAAGCTTGCTTACTACGTCCAAGGCGGTAGAACTATTAACGCTGTTGATGGCTCTGATTCTGAATCAGTAACTACTGGTAAGCTTGGCGGTTCTGTAGCAGCTACCGAAAAGCTAGGTGTATATGGTGAAGTATCATTCGCTAACTTATTTAACGAAGATACTGATAACACATATGGTACAAAGCTTGGAGCTAAGTTTAGCTTCTAGTGAAAAAGATAAATGAATTATGGCTAATAGTCTTTATGGCTTTAGCCTTTTTCATACACATAGAAGTACTACACGTTAACTTCCACAGCAGAGAGGCACCTCAGTGTCGGACCTCTCTGTAATTGGCTCTGGCCCAAATGACTATCTACGGAGAACACATTTGGATACCCTCAGCCGTCTAGACGGTGGGATAGACCACAACTAAAATTGAATATTTTCTTGAACGTTCGAGAAGTTGATTATATTAAAACACTTTATTTTATAAATGGCTAATACCGTTATATCAAGTATCGGTACCGTTAATAATACTAGTTCAACACCACTAGCATTAGGTACTGCTTATGATACTAAATACGCAACCTATCTAAAGCTGTTCTCAGGTGAGCTATTCAAAGCTTATGAGTCAGCAACGATAGCAAAAGGAACTGTACAAACCCGTCAACTAAAGAACGGTAAGTCTCTACAGTTCATCTTCACAGGTCGTATGACCGCCGATTACCATGAACCCGGCACACCAATCCTCGGTTCAGGTGATCCACCAGTAGCAGAGAAGACCATCGTATGTGATGACCTACTCGTTAGCTCAGCTTTCGTGTATGATTTAGACGAGACTCTTGCTCACTACTCACTTAGATCTGAAATATCTGCTAAGATTGGTCACGCTTTAGCAGAAGCATATGATAAGAAAGTCTTCCGTACAATTGCACTAGCTGCAAGAGAAGCTCATCCTATCACTGCAGCTCCCGGTCCAGAACCCGGTGGTTCCGTGATTCAAATTGGTTCAGGTAACCAGTATGATGCACAGAAACTAGTTGATGCATTCTTTGAAGCAGCTGCTATTCTCGATGAGAAAAATCTACCTAAGTCTGGTAGATCAGCTGTATTAAATCCACGTCAATACTACGCACTGATTTCTCAGGTTGATTCAAACATTCTTAATAGAGATTATGGTAACAGCCAAGGCAACCTAAACTCTGGAGAAGGTCTTGTATCTATTGCAGGTATCGACATCAAGCGTTCTAACAACCTACCTTTCCAAGCTGGTACTATCACAGCTGTGAACGGTGAAAATAATGACTACGCTGGTGCATTCGCTAACCATGCAGGTCTTATCTATCAGAGAGACGCTGCTGCATGTGTAGAAGCTATTGGTCCTCAGGTTCAAACCACAGGTAATGACATAAAGACAATGTACCAAGGTGATATCATCGTTGGTCGTCTTGCTATGGGCTGTGGTACATTAAACCCTGCTGCTGCAATCGAAATCCAAACCGCATAGGTGAGGTAACATGCCAAGAGCACATCCGATTACTGGTATTAGAGGTCTTACATCTAAGACTTACTTTAACCAGCCCCCAGTTGAATGGGGCAGAGCAGGTGGAGCCGTAGCTACTATAGCTTTAGGTTCTGCCACAGGTGATAATGGTACTAGCGGTGCGGGATCAGCTGTTGATGCTGCTGCAACTGCTACTGATGGTGGAGGTTCTGATTTAAAAGTAGACCTCGCTGTTGGTGGTGATGTAGTTACTGCAATCACAGTTGATGCTGCAGCTGCTAACGATGGTGACGGTTACCGAATTGGTGACAAGATTACTATTACAGCAGCTAATGCTAGTACAGCATCAGACGTAATTGGTTACGTCACATCCCTTGAATACGAGAACTAAGAATGACAAATGCAACAGTCTTAGCTCAGGGTAACACAGACGCTACACCTAATGAAGGTAATGGCGTGGCTGGTCCTACCTCTCCAGTTCCTAGAACAACATCTGCTGCAGTAGCAGCGGCTGATGCACTGCCTCTAGCTACTGTAACTGGCACACTTGCTGCTGGTAATAAGTACGCTACTAACGCAGCTGCTGGACGTAAAGGTACAGCTATCAGACACTCTGTAGCTAAAACAAAGAGCGGTGTAACAGCCGCCTCTGAGGTCTACTCAGAAACAATGAACTTCCGTACTGTTTATACAGCTCAGGAAGCAGATAGCCCAGCTATCAATGAAGCAAGCGGTGACGCTAACCGTGCTGCTTAAACTATAAGGGGAACTTCGGTTCCCTTTTTTTTATTCACAAATATTATTATGCCTATACCTACCACTAATGCTACAGACGAATTACCTGCTGTCAATCAGATACTTGCATCAGTTGGTCAGGCTCCTGTAACTACCCTCGATCAAACCAACCCAGACGTTGCGATTGTATATGACACATTGTTACAGGTGTCTAAAGAGGTACAAGCAGAAGGCTGGACCTTCAATAAAGAGTTTGCTTATACGTTAATTCCAGATGCAAACGATGAAATTATAATACCAAATAATATATTACAAATAGATTTAACTGATGATTATCAGGATATAGATGCTGTAAAAAGAGGAGGTAAATTATATGAACGAGTTGAGCATACTTTTAAATGGACAACTAAATCAGAATACGAATTTGATATAGTATGGTGGTTTGATTGGATTGATTTACCAATACCAATACAAGATTATATTGTATCAAAAGCAGCTACAATAGCAGCTCAACGTATTGTAGGTGATCAGCAATTAGTTGCATCATTACAACAACGTGAGATGTTATCTAGAGCTAATGCTATGGAGTATGAATGTAATCAAGGTGACTTCACCTTCTTTGGACACCCACATGGATCAACTTATAAAACAAGTTACAAACCTTACAAAGCTCTAGAACGCTAATGGCAAGTGTTACACAACGTGTCCAAAGTTATACAGGTGGGGTATCTAAACAACCAGATGATAAGAAGTTTCCGGGTCAAGTTCGAGAAGCTTTAAATTCATACCCTGATCCTACCTTTGGTCTACAGAAAAGACCCGGACTTAAATTTTTAACAGCATTAAAAGATGCTAGTGGTAATGCTATTACAGGTACTACTCTTGATAATGCTAAATGGTTTTATATCCACCGTAATAATGATGAAAAATATATAGGGTGTATTGTAGGTCATGGTACACCAGCTAATGCTGATATTAATGTATGGAATGCTACGACTAAAATTAGATCTACAATTAATTTTGGTGCTAACTCTACTGAAATAACTGCTAACAAAGGTTATTTAAGTGCTCTTACTAAGAATGATTATCATGTACTAACTGTACAAGATACATCCATTATTACAAATAAACAAAAAACTGTTACAACTCAAGCTGACCCTTCCTATACTGCTAATCTGAATGCTACAGTAAGGTTACATGGTATTGAGTATAGCTCACCTTATACTATTAGAATTAAGGTTGGTAGTAACACAGAGCAAGTATTTAACAGACCAACATATGCAGCGGATGCATTTGGTAGTAATACTGTTACTGATCCTAAGTTAAATGCAGCTCATATACTAGGTAATACGTCAGCTATAAACAGTACAAATGGTTTAAAAGGTTTAATAGAAGCTAAAATATCAGCAGGTGGTGATGGTTTTGACAGTAATATGTCAGTAACTATGACTGCATCTACCCTTGAAATTGTACATAACACTGCTTTTACAGTTACAGTTGAGGCTGGTACAGATGGTAGGAGATTAACATGTTTCCAAGATGAAGTAAATAATGTAGCAGATCTACCAGATGAATCTATACATGGTAGAAAAGCTAAGATTGTTAACACATCTAATCAAAACGATACATATTTCTCACAGTTTGTAGCAACTAATGGTGTCTCTGGACCCGGTTATTGGGAAGAAACTCTAGGTTATGGGATGTCTCCCGGTCTAACAGCCTCTACAATGCCTCATGAATTAGTTAATACTGGTACAGATGCTTTTACATTCAGACCTATTACATGGACTGCTAGATTAGTAGGGGATGATACTACTAACTCACATCCATCCTTTAAAGATTCTAAAATTCAACAAGCCTTTTTCTATAATAATAGGTTAGGATTTTTAACACAAGATAATGTGTCTATGAGTCAGTCAGGTGAATTCTATAACTTCTATCATATTTCAGCTCAAACTATTACAGCTGCAGATCCTGTTGATCTTAGTTGCTCTAGTATTAGACCTGCTGTACTACATGGGATTATCCCTGTAGCATCTGGTTTGATTCTATTCTCAGAGAATCAGCAATTCCTTATGTATTCAGCTGATGGTAACCTATCACCAACAACAGCTTTGATACGTGGTCTATCTAACTATGAGATGGATACAAATATCGATCCTGTTGATGTAGGTACCGTTGTTAACTTCATAAGTAAAACACCAGCCTATTCTAAAATATTTGGTATGACTCCCAGAGGAGAGGGTCAGATGCCTTTAGTTAGAGATGTAGGTAAAGTGGTGGCAGAGTATGTTCCACAGACCATAGACACGCTTATAGCTAGTCCTCAGAACTCATTCATTGCTATGTTTGGTGGTACAGATAGTAAGGTATACTTTTACCGTACCCACAGTGATGGAGAAAGGGAAGTATTACAAGCATGGTTTAACTGGGATTTACCCGGTAATGTGTTAGATCTAGTTGTAGATTCTGATGTATTATATACTGTGGTTAAACAATCTAATGGATTCCAGTTGTTAAGTGCTAACCTTGGTACTACTATTGAAGATGAAATTTTGATTACTGAAAGTGGTATACAATTGAATCCTTACATGGATTTCTATGCTAAAGCTTCTAGTGTTACTTATGATGCTGCTAATAATTTATCGAAATGTTATTTACCTTATGCAGATATAACAACATTTGATCCTATAGTTGTAATTGCAGGTGACGCTTCAACAGCTGATTCAGGTTTTACAGTTAAACCTGAAAGAGGTTCTGATGGTACTGGACCTTATTTTTCAGTAACTGGTAAAGATTTTTCTGGTATTGCTAATAAAGTGGTTGTAGGTTTTAGCTATAATTATGATATAACATTACCAAAAACTTATTTCCAATTAGATCAAGGTGTAGCTGATTATACAGCAACACTTACTATTGCTAGAATGAAGTTTTCTGTAGGACGTTCTAGTACTATAGGTTTTAAATTAAAATCTAAAGGATATAAAGGCGAGACTCAATCTTTTACAGGAGATGGTAGTACTACAGCTTTTTCTCCTGATTATAAAGTATCAGATAAAAGAGATATTCATGTAAAGAAAGATGGTCAAGTACAAACACTTGGTACTGATTATACAATAGCAGACCATTCTACTTTAACAGATCATATAACAATTACATTTAGTTCTGCACCATCTGGAGCAGTAACAGCTTCTAATAAAACCACCCCGGCAGAATCAATAGAAATATACGAAGACAACTGGTATGATATACAACCAGTTCAAGAAGCTAATGAATACTTAGCTGATGACGTACCTATGCGTGATCAAAATGTATTCACCGTGCCTATCCACCAACGCACAGACAACTTCACATTACGAGTCTTTAGTGACTCACCATTTCCTGTATCGTTAACATCAATGATGTGGGAAGGAAACTATTCACCCCGATTCTATAGAAGAACATGACACCCAACCTATTCCTAATTAAACCTGATGATATAGAAGATCTATGGTTTGGGGCAAGACCCTTAATTCAGAAAGCTTTGAATCATGCTGAAGGAGCTTTATCCACAACAGATGTATTAAGAATGATACTTAATGGTCAGATGCATTTGTGGGTAGGCTTTCAAGATAATAAAATCTTTACAGCTATAGTAACTGAATTTATAAATTACCCAAGACATAAAATTTGTAGAATTATAACTACAGCTACAGAAACTGGACATGATTTAGATGAATGGTATCCTACCATGCTAGAACATGTCGGAGAGTTTGCATTAAATGAAGGATGCGTAGCATTAGAAGCTTGGTGTCGTAAAGGTTTAGCTAGGAAATTAGATTGGGATCATGAACATTCCGTAGTATATAAAGTCCTTAAACCCAATACAGAGGTGTTATGAGTAAAGGTGGCGGTCAATCTGAAAAATATCAAAAGCAGGTTGATGCACAGAATAAGTATAATAATGAGATGCACTCATGGCAATGGGGACAAGCTCAAGATAATTATGCTTACCAACAAGAAAATATCGCTATTCAAAAGATAAACGACGCAGCAATGCGTAATTATCAAAACCAAACTAATTTCAATGGTTGGTTGAATAGGGAAAATATGCGTATGTATGAGTTCGATAAGCAAGTAGAAGCCTACAATGCTAGTGTCGAATCATACGAACGTCAATTAGATTATAATGATATAGCGGAAGATATAGCTTTAGCTGATGAGAATCGAGCACATCAAGATCAGCTGATAGCCTTTGGATTCCAGAATCAAGATCTATTAATGAAGTATTTCCATGCAGGTGAACAAGCCTCGCTGGATACCAAAGTCTTAACAACTAAGATTAATCAAGCTCAGAATCTTGCTGACTTACAAGTACGAGAAACTAAACAAAACAAAGCATGGGCTGAAGCTCAAGCAGCTTTAGATAAAGCAGGTTTACGTGAAAGTTTAGCAGCTACCAAAGCTGAAGGTGCTTTTAAATCTCAAGAGATGAGGGTTGGTTATCTAGGTAAAGAAGGTCAACAACGTAATTTAGGTCAAGCTGGTAGGTCAGCAGGTAAAGCTATACAAGCATTACTAGCAACAACTGGTGCAAACCAAGCTGCTATGGCTGATTCTATCTCTAGAGCTGAATCGAAATATCAATTAGATGCTCGAAAGATTGCTGAAGGTTTAGGTAACACAGCAATTATGACTAACATTAGATACGATGAAATTGCTAATAACCTAAAAAACACTAGAGACGACGCTAAACAACAACAAGAAAACATTGGTCTTAAGTTTAGTCAACTTAAAGATACTACTGACTTTGGTAGGATACAGATACAACAGTCTATGATTAGTGCTGGAGAACAGCATAAAGCTAATAAGACTAAGATTTCTATGGATAAATATCAACAGGATATTAATGCTGCAAGTCAGTTAATGACTAGACCATCATTACCTCCACAAGAGATTAATCCAGTCGGTGTACCTGAAACAACGTATCAAGATCCAATGGCACCTAACATGCCACCTGAACCTGCTGAGGCTATTAATACCTATCAGGGTCCAACGTTCTTACAACAGTTAGGACAAGGTGTAGGTATTGCTGCGAGTATCTATAGTATGTTTGGTAGTGACGTTGAATTAAAAGAAAATATAGTTAGAAAAGGTAGATCTAAGCGAGGCTTCCCAATATATGAGTTTAATTATAAATACGAACCTAACCAAAGATACCAAGGTGTCATGGGACAGGATTTATTAGAACTCTTACCAGAGGCTGTTAGAGAAGGAGATAACGGTTACTTAGAAGTAAACTACGCTTTAGTAGACGTAGAATTTAAAAAAGTTTAAACTATGACTTTATTCCAAGGGTACGCCCGAAGAAGTAGTGTCTCTGAAAACACTATAAAAGTTGAAGATCCGTCAGAAAAAATCTTAGCTGAAAGTCGTAGGACTTTACAACAGTGGAGGGCACGCTCTTCACATGAACAAGCTTCAAGAGATCAATATCTTGGCAAGCTAAGAGAGAACTTCAACAAAGAACAAGCAAATCGTGATTCTAACAGAAGACTTGAAAAAGAGTTTGCTGAGAATTGGAAAGATGCACGTGCAAAGAACTGGGAAATACGGATAAAAAATTACGAGGGTGAGGCTAAAAATGCTCAACCTCCTATGCTGCAGCAGCTTGCTGAATTAGCACCTTCTTTAGCTAAGGCTTATAAAGGTATTGATGACAAGCGTAGAGCAGATGGTAGAAGATTAGGTCTTGAACTTGGTTGGGATCATGGTATAAGCATGAAAGACCTATGGGCACATGATAAAATCAAAAGCCAAATGGCTAATGATGATACAAATATCAATGCCTATAATAAAGGTTTGAGAGATAGAGGTGTCCCTGAAGATGTAATAGCACAGCTTGGAAGGTTAAGTGGTTATCAACGTTTAGGTATAGCTGAGGCTGACTTAGTACGTGGTAAACAGAATTATGCAGCTTGGTACTATGAACAGATGCCAAGACAATTAGATTTACCGGGTGGTTTTAAAGCATCCTTAGGTGGTGCTATTGAATCTGGTAACCCTAAAGAACTAGCAATGGTTCAGCGTGCTTTACTTAGTGAATACCTCGGTAAATATAAACAGTATGATTTCAAACTTGTACAAAAACATTTAAGAGATCCTATTGTTTCAATGCAGGGCAGAATGAAAACTGCTCAAGCTGAAGTTCTTAGAAAACAACACAAGGAAGAATATAAGCAAAATATAAGACGTGATCTAGGTACTCAAATAGAGATAGATAGTGTAGAAGGTTACTTAGGTTTTGTTAAACGTCATGAAGGCCAGAATGGTGAACATAGGAAATATGCTAATGACTTAGCTTATAATACTTATATAGATATACTAGAATCAGGTGAAGGTAATGAAGAATTCCTTCAAAGATTACTAGAGTATGAGTATACACCCCATGGAGAAAAGAAAACAGTTAAATGGGGTGAACGTAACTGGAGAAAAGCAGATGGATTTATAGAAGCTGCTAAGAAAGGTGAAGCTAAGAAAGCTGAAGAACGTAATCAAAACATAGCTAACTCTGAGTCTATGCAAAAAGCACAGGCTTTTGATGTTCAGAATTATATCTTTGAAAACTACGATAAACTTGGAGTAAATGATTATCAGAAGATGTATCAAATAGCTCTTCAAGCTAAGAATTCATTTGCTGCTAAAAAGATTGACGCTGCAATGAATTTGAGACCATCTGCAGTTAACGATAAGTTTAACGTACCTACTCTTCAAAAGCTATATAACAACAACATGCTTAGTATGTCTGCTGTTATGAACGCTAAGCTGACTCCAGCTACAGAAGCAGATTGGATTAAAAAAGCTAAGGAACAAGATAAAACTAAACCTAGTGATGAAATAGATAAAGTATTTGACGAGACAGCTGGTAGAGCAGTTCAAGGTATTTTAAAAAGATACGGTACTGAATCTAAAGATGTTCAGTCATCTAGTTTAGCTAAAGCTGATATGGTTAATGCCTTACGGAAATATTACAAAAAACATATCATTGCCACTAACGATCCTAATGCTTCTAGAGATGCAGCAATATCTGAACTAAATGCTGATATAGCTAATAAGAAATATGATATTACAGAAAGACGTAGTGTTGATGGTAAACTAATACAAGATCCTCACTTTACTAATTTCCAATTACAAGCTTCTCGTTCTCCATACCCTATGTCAAAGCTTAGGGAAAAGGTTAGAGAGAACCCTAACATATGGAAAGAGGAAGTTATTATCCCATCTGAACAGACAATTCAATGGGCACATAACACAGCAGCAGGTATGAATAAAGGATTCCCAGCTGGCTATACTCACTTTGTAAATAATGTTATGGGTAGAAATCCTGATGGAACTACTAAAGTTACTGAAGCTGAAGTTGCTAGACATCAATTACAATTACTATTAGGTGAGAAGAAAGCTAAAGAACTTATACCTGATGAACTATTTGATATAGCTAGACAAGCTGAAGGTTTCATTGAACCTGAATTTAGGAAACTATTGGGTCTTGGACCACAAGGTATAGCAGTTGCTACACACTATAGTAAAAAGACACAAGCTAATAACTATAAAACTAAAAAGGTTGAAGGTGATTATAGTACCTTTAATTCTGGGTCTTTATATAGACAACTAGAAAACTTTAGTCCAGATGCTTTGTATTGGACTAAGAAACATCAGGAGGTACAGTAATGGCTGAATACGGTGACGGACAACAATACATCCCTGTAAACGAACAGGAAGAGATTGAAAAAGAAGAAAATCGAAAGTATCAGGTTTGGCAAGAAGGTGAAGACGCTAAGAAAGCAGCTGAAGAACAAAAGGTAAAAGAAGCTCAAGAAGCTGCTGCTGCACCTCAGACAACTGATAAAGCTGTCAAAGGTGGTAAAGGTGATCACTCATGGGGTGGTCATGAAGATAAGAAAAAAGCTAAAGAGTCTACAACTGATAAGGCTGTCAAAGGTGGTGAAGGAGACCATTCATGGGGTGGCTTTGAGGACCAAAAGAAACAACAGTATGGTCTACAAAAACCTGCTAACGTCAGTCAAGAAGACTGGGATAACAGACCAGAGTGGTCTAGAGGTTTAGAGAATGTTGTAGCTGCAGGTTCTGTACCAGCTTTAGGTGTGATGGACTTTGTAGCTGATACAGCTGGCTTAGTCCCGTGGTTAAAACCACTAGATGAATGGTGGGATGACAATTCCCCACGATCTAATCACCCAGCTCATAAAGTAACTAGAGATGCTGCTTCAATCATTATCCCTACAATGTGGGGTGGTGGTGCTATAACAGGTAGTTTAAAAACTGCTACTGCAGCTAGGAGTATCCCACAAGCACAAAGAGTTTTAGGTACTATTGCAGCTCACGCTGGAGTAGATACTGCTGTTACTGCTATATCTTCTCATTCTAAGGAACAAGATAACATAGCACGCACGCTAAACGATTGGCTAGGTTGGGATATACCATGGGCTACCAGAGACACAGATAGTCCTGATGTTATTCGTCAGAAGAATATCTATGAATCTGCTGGTCTTAGTGTAGGTGTAGATTTAATACAAGCTGCATTTTCATTAGGTAAGGTTGCTAAAGTTATACCTGCTGATGAAGCTGCTGAAATGGCTATGGCTAGACATGCTACAGGATTTGAAGGGGAAGACCCTATCTCTAAAGCAGTCTTAAGCAGACAAGCAAGTAGAACTAATGCTACCAGAACTGAAACTTTAGAGCGTTTATTGAAAGACCCTGAGGGTAAGAAATACGACGCTTTTATTAATGAACCCTCACCGGGTCCAAACTGGAGAGCTGTAACAGACTTAGAACCAGATCCTATCAGAGCTAAAGTAGATAACTATCGTATTCAAAATAACATTGGTACAACAAATGGTCGTACAAGACCTGTTGTTGACTCAACGTTTATGAAGACGTTAACTAGAGTTGGTAATGATGTACGTGCTGGTAAACTAAAACAACTATTTGACGAAAATATTGGAGCTAGAGTTGGTGCTATTATTAAAGGTAACAAAGTAAAACCTAAGCAAATAAACAGAGCTGTTACTAAACTATATGATCAGGTATTTGATCCTGATATCAGTCTCAGTAACATGGAGAAGATTATAGATGACATGAAAGGTAATGTGTATCAACACGAAGCCTTCATGAATCCAGAGGAATGGAAGATAGTTAAAGAAGCATTTGAAGATGCCTTTACTGATATCTATGATCCTACTGTAATGCGAGCTTCAGCTATGGTAACTAACCAAGCTGGTGGTACGATTGCAGATACTTCTACAGCTATCAATATGATTGGCGATATAGCTGATACAGGTAGACAGCATGAAATTATATTAGATAAGTTACAGTTCTTAAGTAACGAAGTTAAGATCAATAAGTACATAGCTAACAAAGCTGATGAATATAAACGTATATCAACTCAGAACCCAGCTGTAGTACAGCAGTGGTTATTAGATCAAAAAGGTGCGTTTAATAGAGGTGTTAGTAAAGCTATCTTAGAAAGTAACAGAACATTCGATATCCTTCATGAAGTAGCTAAAAATAATCCTATTTATTTGAAACCACTTGCCGAGGCAATGGAAGCTACTGGTGGAGAAGTAGATCAAATCTACAAACTACACCGTTACATGGAAAATAGAATTGGTCTAGTTAAGAAAGCTTTCTATGACGCTGAACCTGAAATACCTAGTGCAGTTGTACAAGGTTTAAACAGTGTACGTTATAATCATATCTTATCTGGTCTTGCTCCACTAAGAGCTATGGCTGGTAACATGATGTTAACAGGACTTAAACCAGCTTCAGTATTAGTAGGTGCAAAACTCACAGGTGATGCTGCTACATTTAAAAAAGCTTTGTGGACATATGGTGGTTTTACAGAGAACATTAAACGTGCCTATAAAGTTATGGGTGACGAATGGAGACTCGCTAAAACCAAGCCAGAAGAAGCGATGATGCGTGGTCGTGCAGACTTACGTCAATCTAAAATGAATGACTTCGATGCTATGGAATCCATGGCTGAGGTCTGGAGGAGAGAAGGTGAAAATGGTAAGCTTGCTTTATGGAACCTATCTAAAGGTTTAACATGGTATAACAATAACCCATTTGTAAGATGGGGTACAAATGCTATGTATGCTATTGATGGATTCACTGGTTCTATGATGGCTAGTGGTTCTGCTAGGTCTAAAGCTTATGCTCAAATGATGGAATCTAATAATGGTGCGTTTAGTAAAACAGCTTTTAATAAATTACAACGAAAATTATATGACGATGCATTCGATGCTAGTGGTGTTTTAACTGATAAAGCAGCTAAACACGCTACAAAAGAAATCGCTTTAAACGTTGATAATGATTTAGCTAACAGATTAAACAAAATCATTGAAAGAGTTCCAGCTGCAAGATCTTTATTCATGTTCCCTAGAACTGGTCTTAATGCTTTAAACGTTGCTTGGACATTTACTCCGGGTAGTAGCTTAGTACCAGTATACACTAAAGCTCGTAAGGTTCTTTCCGCACAAAGTATCGGAGAGATGACTGAAGCTTTAGCTGAGCATGGTCTTGAATATAGTGATGAAGCATTTGCTACACTTAAATCTGAGTACATTGGTCGTCAGTTAATGGGTGGTGCAGTAGTTACAGGTGCTGGTATATGGGCACTAGAAGGTAATCTTACTGGTAACGGTCCTCATAGTGCTGGTGAACGTAAACGTATGCAAGATATGGGTGCTAAATTTAACTCTATTAAGAACCCAATCACAGGTGAATGGCATAGTTATAAAGGTTTTGAACCCTTTGATACTATGTTAGGTTTAGTTGGTGATATAGTATACTATTCTAATCGTCTAGATCAATCATTTACTGATCAGATGTATCAGAAATTAGCGTTTTCTATTAGTATGAACGTAGCAAACAAGACATTCCTCAATGGATTTGAACCTCTTGTGTCTATGTTCTCTGGAGATGAAAGTGCATTTAAACGGTTCCTTGTAAACCAAGGTGATGCAATGATACCGTTCGCACCGTCTGGCATGAGAAGCGTGCTAAACAATGCTATAACACCACAGTTAAAGGATGTAGAAAATGACTGGGGTGCGTTAATTAATAATAAATGGAAGTTTTTACATAGAAGTGGTACAGATGAGGATTTCTTACAAGACCAAATGGATATCTATACAGGTAAACCTATTAGATTTTACGAACCATTAACGGCTGCAATTAATGCATTTATGCCTTTTGGTAAGTCTAATGGTGGTATGGAGCCTTGGAGACAATGGTTAATCAGTACAGGATGGGATAGTCAACCTACTATGGAACGTAATCCTATCACTGGAGAGATGCTTAGTACCCAAGATAGATGGAAAGTTAATAACTGGATAGCACAGCATATGAATCTATCAGGTCAGATAGAGGATATGATGGATGCCCCTGATGATTTTTGGAACAAAAAATTAAAGGAGTATAAGAAAGCAAGAGGTTGGAAAAAGCAGTCAGAGTTTCCTATTAAAGAACTAGTAGTTCATCAAGAATTAAATAGAATTCATAGAGAAGCTATGAAATTCGCTTGTTCATACCTAGAAAGATACCATGAAGAGCACTCTGCTATAGGTCAGCAGAACGCTAGAATTAAAAATGCACTACGCCGAGGTGATATACCTGAGGCTGTAAAAGGTGCTGAATATAAAGAAGACCTAAAAAACATACTTGGCATTGATAAGTAATGGCAACAACTGAAAATTTACATAATGGAACGGGTTCACAAGACACGTTCGCATTTACATTTCCATATCTTAAGGACACTGACATTAAAGTTAGTGTCGGAGGTATTTTAAAGACAGTAACCACCCATTACACTTTACATACTCCAACTACAATTAAATTTACTAGTGGTAATATACCTCCTAGTGGTACAAGTAATGTCAGAGTTTATCGAGAAACAGCTGATACTGCATTACAAGCTACGTTTTATCCGGGTTCAGCTATACGTTCAAATGATTTGAATGATAACTTTACTCAAAACCTATATGTTATTCAAGAAAATAACAATAGAGTTGATAGTGCATGGCAAACAGGTGATGAAACAATCATCAGTACTGAAGCATGGCATGTAAGTGATGACACTCGAATAGCTTCAACGAAAGCTATTGAAAATCGTATAGCTGATCAAATAGATACAGCAATAGAAGGTGATGTTTTAGCTGGAACTGATCTAGCTAAAACTCAATCTGGTGGTCAAGTCACTCTTAATCATAGTGTTTCTGGTGCTAATAGTACAGTTAACAATAGTAACGGTACAGTTTTACAAGATATAACTATAACTGCTCAAGGTCACGTAACTTCAATAGGTTCTTATAATTTAGATGGTAGATATTATACTGAAACTGAGTTAGATGCAGGTCAATTAGATAATAGATATTACACTGAAACAGAATTAGATGCTGGTCAATTAGATAACAGATACTTTACAGAAACTGAGTTAACTAACGGTGCTCTAGATGGTAGATATTTCACCGAAACGGAAGCAGATGCTCGTTATTTTAATATAAGTAGTGGAGATACTATTAAAGATGGTGATGCATTTCCAGATAACGACACAACAATAGCTACTACAGCTGCTATTAATGATAGAATTGTTGATTTATTAGATGATGTTGGTGGATTCGTACCTATAGCAAATGAAACATCTTTTCCTAACGCTAACCCTGACGTTAATAACGGGGCTGGAACTCTTGTATCTATTAAAGCTCTCAGCAGCAACCTTACCTCCAATGGATCTGGAGTGGCGACAATTGCTAACGGCACTGTCGGTAACTCAACAGTTACCATTACTGGTTTAGAAAATAGTACAACTTATGGTTCTACTTTAGGTATGATTGTAGAGACTACTTCTACACTTAATACTTATGCATTCCATAGGGTTACACCTAAAGCTACAGAGGTTACAACCGTAGCTAGTAATATAAGTAATATTAATGCTGCTGCAAATAACAGTTCTAATATTAATGCTGCTGTAGCTAATGCTAGTAACATTAACGCAGCTGTATCTAATGCTAGTAATATCAACTCAGCTGTGTCTAATGCTAGTAATATTACTACAGTTGCAGGTATTGATGGGAATGTAACTACAGTAGCTGGTATTTCAGCTAATGTAACTACAGTAGCTGGCATCTCTAGTAACGTAACAACAGTTGCTGGTGTATCTGCTAATGTAACAACTGTAGCTGGTATAGCTAGTGATGTAACAGCAGTTGCTAACGATGCAACTGATATAGGTGCCGTCGCAGGTAAAGCTACAGAAATTGGAAGATTAGGAACAGCTGATGCTGTATCAGATTTAAACACTCTTGGTACAACTGCAATTGTTTCTGATTTAGATACATGTGCTACTAATATTACTAATATTAATAATGTTGGTGGATCTATATCTAATGTTAATACAGTAGCTACAAATATAACTAGTGTAAATGATTTTGCAGCTAGATACCGTATTTCAAGTTCTCAACCATCTTCTAGTTTAGATACTGGAGATCTTTATTTTGATACTTCTGCTAATGAATTACGTGTATATAATGGTAGTTCATGGCAAGGTGGTGTAACAGCTACAGGTAACTTAATTTCTAAAGCTGACATTGGTGCAGCGTCTGGAGTACCCGGAGCTGGTTCTGCAGGAGAATATCTACAAACAAACGGTTCTGGTACTCTTTCTTGGGTTCCAATAGCTACAGTTGTAGCCGAAACAGATAGTACTATCTCAGCTAATTATACCATAACTACTGGTAAAAATGCTATGAGCGTTGGTGATGTAACCATTGCAAGTGGCGCGACTCTTACTATACCTAACAATTCTATTTATAAAGTAATCTAATCATGGCATACGGAAAAATTAAAGCTGACGCAATTATTTATGATAATTCTGGGTCAGATGTCGAAAAAACAATAGCTGTATTAGCTGACCCTACTCCTGAAGGTACAGCTGTTAAATCAACAGGTGAAGCAGTTACTACAAAATTCTTAAGAACAGATGGTGATGGATCGTCTTCATGGCAAGTAGTCCCTGTCCCATCGACTATTACAGTTGCAGATGAGTCTTCAGACACAACTTGTTTCCCACTATTTGCAACTGCGGCAACAGGAGATTTACCTCCAAAAACAGGAACAAATTTAACTTTTAATTCTTCATCAGGATTATTAACAGCTACATCGTTTAACGGAGCGTTAACTGGTAATGTTACTGGTAATGCTGATACAGCAACTGTCGCAACAGCCGTTACTGTTGTAGATGAATCTACAGATACAACTTGCTATGTTTTATTTGCTGATGGTGCAACAGGAAACCTTTCTGTTAAATCTGGAACAAATTTAGCTTTTAATTCTAGTACTGGTTTACTTTCACCATCTGCTGTAACTACTACAGGTAATGTTACTGTTGGAGGTGACCTTGTTGTAAGCGGTTCAACTACTACAGTTAATACAGCAACACTTGAAGTAGAAGATAAAAACATTGAACTAGGTAAAGTCTCATCTCCCTCAGACACAACTGCTGATGGTGGTGGTATTACTTTAAAAGGTGCTACAGATAAGACAATAAATTGGGTAAACTCTACAGATAATTGGACGTTTAATCAGGACATAGAAATTGCATCTGGATCAGACTCTTCTCTTTATATTACAGCTGGTGAAGGTAATAATTCAAGCCTTTATCTTATAGCTGATGAAGGAGATGATAATGGTGATTACTGGTGTATATATTCTTCTGCTGGTGATAATGATCTTTACTTTAAAACTAAAACTAGTGGATCATATGTTACTGCAGCAAAGGTTACAGAAGAAGGTGAAGTACATGATGCACTTGGTGACTTAAGAGCTATACCTCCTAACGCTACTACTTCTGCTTATACATTAGTAGCTTCTGATCGTGGTAAAACAGTAACAAACACAACTGGAGGAGTTACTATTCCTTATAATGTTTTTGCAGCTGGAGATGCAGTTACAATTGTCAACCATAGTGGTTCTGCTATTACTTTAACTCAAGGTAGTAATCTGACTCTTTACCATTCACTAAACGGAGCTACGGGGAATCGTACTCTAAAACAGCGTGGTATGGCTACTGTATGGTACCAAGCACAGAACCTTGCATATATTGGTGGAACGGGGCTATCATAATATGGGTATTCAACAAGCTTTACTTGGAGCAGGGGCGGAGGAGCCTTATGCAGGAGATAGTCAACAAGCCTATACTACGCCGGGTACTTATACTTGGACAGCACCAGCTCAGGTCACTTCTGTTTCTGTTGTCTGTGTAGGAGGCGGAGGAGGAGGTGAAAGAGATTCTTCCGGAGGTAATATGACAGATGGTGGAGATAGTTATTTTATAAATACTTCAACGGTTTGTGGATATGGAGGGAAGAAAGGTGGTGGTTTTACTAATCAAGGTGTGGGTGCTACGCCATTAAATGGAAGAGGTGCAGGTGGAGGTTATGTAGGAGATGGTGGAGGTAATGGTGGAAGTAGTTTAGATGGTAATGGTAATGACTTCTACGGAGGCGGTGGTGCTGGTGGATATAGTGGTAATGGTGGTAATGGTGGTAAAGGTAATGGAACTGGTACTGTCCAAATTGCAGCTCAAAATGGTTCTGGCGGCGGCGGCGGCGGCGGTGCATGGGGTGGCGGCGGCGGTGTCGGAATATTAGGAGAAGGTTCTAATGGTACTGGTACTCCATCGGGTACTTCACCCCCACAGGTCGGCGGTGGTGGCGGATCAGGCGGAGGAAGCACATTCGCATACAATCATTCTACATATTCAACTGGCACATCTAGAGCTGGTGACTATGGCGGTGGCGGTGTTGGAACTTATAGTATTAGCGGCGGAGGCGGAGGTCTTGGCTGGAAAAATAATATCACTGTTACTCCCGGTATTGGTTATACAGTTGTGGTAGGAGCAGGAGGAATAACAAATCATACTACTAACGACTATTTGTTACATGGTGGTATTGGTGCCGTTCGTATTATTTGGGGATCAGGTAGATCTTTCCCTTCTACTAATACTGGTGATGTTTAATATCGAGACTTAAATGGAACTCCCATCCATAACTTTACCTGATGCTTTGACTATTCCGGGTGCTATGGATATACCTACACCCACATTAGAAAGACCAACAGCAGAAATACCTACGTTTCCACCTATAGTTATAGCTCCTAGTACTTTAGCACCTCCTGTAGGTGTTATTACACCAGAGTTTGAAGAGTTAATGGAAGAGGAGCTTCAAAGAAAACAAGAAGGTAAACCACCCAAACCAAAGCAAGAAGCTGCTGAAGTTAAACGTATAGATATACCATTTACTGACCTTACGTTTCCAGTTCCCAAAGAAGAGATACTTGTGACTGCAGGAACTACAGCGTCAGTGAGCGTTATAGCCACCCTTACTGTGACTTCGTTATTTAAGCAAACTGTTAAAATAATGAAACCTATTATTATGCAGATTGCAAAACGGATACAAAAAAAATTTAATGGAAACCCCACAGGAAAAACCAAAGAACCTTCTGGGTAAATTGAAGGATGCGGCAGAGGACCAAGAACATCAAATACAAATTCTTGGTACATTTGTACGTTTAGGTGTTGTAGTTTGGAGTGGTTTTATAATCACAATGAACTATGTAGAAATACCTATGGTTAAAAAGTCAGGTAATTCTGATATCACGTTCGTTGCTAGTGTATTTACTGGAGCATTAGCAACCTTTGGCCTTACTACAGGCAACAATAAAAAACAAGGTCCAGTAAATTGTCCCATGGCTAAAAAGAAACCAGAATGAACAAGTATTTACTATTTTTGCTGCTACTATTTCCAGTTACAGCTAGAGCAAATACAGTCACCCCTGCTTTCACCCAAGGTAGTATGAATAGTACTACAAACTCTACACAGAATATAGTCGAAACAATTCAAACAACAGTATACGGAGGCGATTACTCCAGTTGGACAGGACACAATATAGCCCCTTCAGGGCATATAAACGCTGCTGCAACTACATTCGATATAGATATACCCGGTCAGAACTTTCAGCTAGAAATAGTCAACAGAGCAGCCGGAATAATCGAAGTAACAGATATAAACAGAACAATAGATACAACTTCGCTTACTACTTCCTTGTCGGTCTTCTCTCAATAGGAGTACCAGTTAAAGCTGAAGTAGGTGAAGGTAATACTGTATTAAATCCACAGACTTCAGCTGCAGCAACAGGAAATGTAACCAATCAAGCTGTGCAATTCCAGAACAATTCTGGAGTTTCACGGCAACAATATGGTAGGGGAGTGGTTTGTAACGGTCCTGTTATGAGCCTTTCCCCATATTATCTAGGTACTGAAGGCAAACCGTACGATCCTGAGTCTTATAATATAACTCATAACTGGGGAGTACAGATGTCTTTTATGGTACCACTAGATAGAAAGTCTGTTAATATATGTAAGCAAATAGCTACAAAAGAATTAGAAAAACAACGGCTTGATTATGAGCTTGTTCGCATAGATAACTGCACACGATTCATGCAAAGAGGGTTTACACTTAAACCGGGGACTGATTTTGTCTCACTTTGTAATGATGTAGTGCCAATTGCTGTTTTATCAGCACAAGATAAAAAAAAACAACCCACTAAGTAAATGATTCTACTAATTAAACCCATCCTTATCAAGTTTGCTACATCAACATCAGTCAAAAGATTGCTAATTGATGTATTGAAAAAGCTTGTTTCCACTACTGATAACACCTTAGACGATAAGGCTGTAGAAATTATAGAGAAACAACTATTTCCCGGTACATAATGGCTAAAAAAGCTACGGAAGAACAGTTTAACGAGCTACATAGGCTCGTTACTACTGAATTTCTTAAAAGAGTTAAGAGTGGAGAAGCTACCGCCCACGAATTGAAAGCAGCCTGTGATTGGCTAGTTAAAAATGACATCAGTGGTATTGCCTATGAAGGCACTGCACTGGATAAATTGGCAGCTGTAATGCCTAAAATCGACCCAGACCTTGTACAACGGAGATTATATGGCAAGCGAGAGCACGAAGTACTATAGAAAGAACAAAGATGCTTTAAAAGTAAAGTATGCTTATTCTAAAAAGTATAATGCTAAACCATCTGAAAAAAAACGTAGAGCTAAACTGAATGCCGAAAACAGAAAGCGAAAAACCTATGGTAATGGCGATAACTTGGATGTCTCGCATAAACAAGGCGGGGGCACAACCCTCGAAGCCCAATCCAAAAACAGAGCCAGAAACAGAGGTAAAAAAGCCTAGTGACACCCCTACTACCAACCCCTAAACATTACTTATACAATCTAATAACC